AACCGCGAAAGCGCGGGTAATCAGTCTTTTGAAAGCATACTAAAGAGCGGCGGTTTTTTTCAGGACAATGTGTCATTTGGAAAATTGAAATATATTTTAGTGAACGGTAAGACGGTGCAAGGCGCAACGCATCCAACCACAGAAGCAAAGGAGGGGGTAAAATCTCTTTTTGGTGATGAAAAACCACGCCGCACATTTGCAACAATGGCAGATAGCGCAACAATGAAACGAGGCGCGGACGGAGTAAAGAAAGGATATGACGACTTAACTTATTTTGCGGAAAACTTTTGGCGGCAATTTTTTAATGTTTTTGAATATGTAAAATGGATATTCTACGGGGTTGGTACAGTAACACTATACTTTGCATTAGTTGGCAAAAATGAATACACTCACACGGGCAGATGGCAGGATAAAGTACTTTTGTGGATACAAAGAACATCATCTTTAGTTCTGTTTTTGGATATTACTGTTATGGTTGCAATGTATTTAATACAGGCAATTTTAAAGATAAAAACATGGGATTTACCAGTTCCGATAATTCTTTTTTTGCTTTGGTTATTGGCTAATGGTTTAGCGTGGGCAACGTCTTATGTTATTCCGAATGCAACGGTAAATAATGGCGGTTTTGCAAATAGAAATAGAGATAACAGGGATAATGATTTTAAACAACTTAGATAATGTTTGAAATTAAATCTATCTACATAATGTCACACCAAAACCCGCTTAACATATCAAAGTGGTATTTATGGAAAATTGGCATTAGTAAAGACCCAACCGAACGCAAAGCGCAAATAAGCAAGTCAATACTAGAAAAAAGCGGCGTTTATTTCCCTATAAGAATTTGGATAAAAATACCGCTTTTTTCGGCTCGATTGATTGAAACTAAAGCGCACGGATTGTTCCAGCGTTTCAGATCGAAAAGAGTGCCGCAAGGTAGTTCCGGCTATACCGAATGGTTTACCGCTCCAAATTCGATTATATCACTTTTGCTTTATTTCCTTTTGCCCGATTTTGCGGGCAAATCTGCCTTTTGTTTGGCCGTATTTCTTGCTCCTGTTCCGTTTGATTTTATGGCGGTTTGCATTGGAATGGCGGCGGCTGAGTTGTTTTTGGCTGCCTTTGTTTTGTGCAAGGTTGTTGAGTGGGCAACGGGTTTTGATTTGCTGGGTAGCACTATTTATATTTTAAAATATTTTACACAATAAAACACACTAAAAAATGATAAATTGCGCGGGTGTAATTATAGAAAAAATGTCCAAAAGATACGGCGTAAAAATAGGTGTTATGCCAAATTTTGCGTATCAAAAATACTGCACAACAGGCGAATTAAGAGACTACTTAAAGTCTATGGGGTTGATCGTAACATACGACGACACAAAGTCAATGTCTTTTTATTTTAAAGATTTGCAAAAGCACAATATTACTATGCTTATATCTTACAATAGTATTAATAGAGACAGTAGCAAGCACGTAGAAATAGTTCAAGACATGGACAAAGACAACAGGGTAAAATTGCCGCACATCGAAAGATATATAAGTCAAGATGAGTTCGGTGAGAGTGTATTTACATTTGTTTCAGACAGAGACATTACGGGTATAGTTGACTTTTTTTAATTCTTTATGCCTAATATAGCAAATTGCATTCAGCCGCCGTTGTCAAATACGACAAATTAACATACAAGACAGTCAAGTCATAAAATGAACATCACCGACGCGCTTCAAATTGCACTAAGTTATGACGGCTTATTCGGCGCATTAATTTGCACCGCACTTTGCTATCTAATTTATTGGACTTTAAAACTATTGGGTATAACAATCCAATTTTTAGAGGTGTCTGTTAAATTTCTTTTTGGCAAAGATCGGCACGGCTTTTTAAAAAGATTTGGCGTAATGCTAATTTTAGGTTACGCCGTTTCTTTTTTTCGTGCTGAAATATCGGATTTTGTGCAAAGGTTTGAAACACCCGTGTATGATGGCCAATACGACGGATTAAGCAGCGACAATATAAGTGAGGCGTTCGAGCGTAGAATTATGGATTTAAACCCTGCCTACATATCAAAAGAGGTTATAAAAAGAACCAGGTCGCTTGCAGCGGAACTACAAATACCGCCGCACTACATTTACCAAACTGCTTTATCTGAGTGCAGCCTAAAACCCTTAACAATACGCCGCGACGGTATTGCGGCTGGGTGGATTCAATTTACCGCAATTGGATTGAGTGGTATAACGTCCGAAAGTTTGGCAGACGTAAAACAGTACTGTAAAAACGGGCAAATATCGCAAATTATGGACTTAACGGATAAATATGTCCGTTATCACACAAAAGGCAAAAAGATCACACGGGCGGTAGATTTTTATTTGGTTGTGTTTTCGCCTGCTAATTTAGGGCGCGGTAACGATGCTGTTTTGTACGAAGGGGCAAATAATCCAGCGTACTATTTAAACGCTGGATTCGATGGATATACGCAAAAAGCAGACGGTCGTATCATGCGAAGCCGTAAAAATATGGATTATCGTATTACGGTTGGGGAACTAGCCTTGTGTATTGAGGCAAAGAAAAACAAATTAATACAAAGCATTAATAAATAAAATATAAAAAATGGGAAACGTTGTACTAATTCCACAAAATAGAAAATTAGGGTATTTTGCATTTTTAATAGTAGATGAATCAATTATTAAAAATGGCATTACGCAATATTTGCCAATACATAGGCCGATAACGCGCGGGGCTATTGCCGTAAAATGCCCCGTAAGCAAATCAGATAAAATATATATAGTCGACGGTATTGATCCTGACTTTATTACGGCTGACGACAATATTAGCAAAGGTGTTATTTCTGAATTAAACTCTGTTGATCTTTCAGATATGAAAATTGGAATGTCGGAGGCTAGTTCTGATAATTACATTTTTATTAAAAGCCTTTGGAATCAATTGCCTGACACTTTAGGAATAACCGTGCATTATAGGCGAAAAGGCGTGTAGTGTGTTGATTGTGAATACTTTACCTACTTTCAGAAGTTTTTGAAAAATAAAAATCAAAAATAATCGAATAAATGTTACCACTTTAATAACTAAGTACCGTATCTTTGTATCACTAAAGCGCGGTAAGCGTATAAAATCACACTTAAATAAAAATATTATGACAAATTTATCTGAATTTCAACAAGCGGCTGTATTTTCGGTATTGCCAACGATACACTGCACTATTTTTGAGCCTACCGATTCCGCTATTGAGTTAGGTTATAAGCGCGTTGTTATGCCTATTGATGAGGGTAGGGCAAAGTGGGAAGAGTATAAAAATAACAATATTGATTGTTATTTTTACTATCACGAAGAAAGGTTTCTTTATGAAACATATAATAAGGTGGATGGTTATAGGTTTGGAATTGGATACAAAGAAGGAACTGGAACATTAGATGTCGTAACAGACGGTAAAGTTTTCATCGTGGGATATGATGCTAATAATTTGCTAATTGGGGAATATCCTAAATACGCATCGTATCAATACGACACGATAGACCAATGCTTGTGTCATGCAAAAAAAGAAGGGTACTTATAATACTTTGACCCTTCGCAAGATGGGTGCGGAAAGAATGTGGAAAAAACCACAGGAGGCAGCAGGTTTGCGCGATGAAAATTACACACACCTGCCTTTATTTGGAAATACATAACCAAATATCGTAGTGCTATTTATTTAGCACATTGTGCGTTGATAAGTTTACTTTGTGATGCTCAAGAATCCCCGATATTGAGCCGCTTACTACATTCGCTATATCAGCATGTATAGCGTCAGTGGCCAGATCTGGTAAATGGAGTGCTAGGGGATACGCGCCGATGTTTTTTTGGGCATCGGCGCGTTTTTAATCTTACAATTTGTTAATAAGTTGTTAATACTTGAAAAAGCGTTGCACGGGTTAGCCTTAACAACTACCTTTGTATCACATTAAATAACTTATCAAAAATGCAAGATCAACAAATTATTATCGAGTTCAACGAATCATATACGGTAATGTATTCGCAAACAGAGGGTGTAACCGTAACCGTAAAAGGTGAATGCGAAATTGACCACTACGAAGGAACAAACGACATTGACGACCAAAGCGAAACTAATTTCCACTTTTCAAATGTCTTTATGTGTATTAATGAGGTTAGCACAGAGTCTTTGCAAAAATCTTACAAGGAATTTGGCAGGGAATTAACACAGCAAGATATTGACGATGTAAACGTTTGGATTGCAGTAAATACCGATTTTGAAACGGAGTTTGCTTATAGTGCGGACAAGCCGCACCTTAAAGACTTCATTGAGCAGGTGAAAGACTACTGTTTAGAAGCGGCGGCAAATTATGAAAGCGATGAAACATAGCATTTTTGGTGATTGATTTATATACGGTCGGGGCGTAACTTTTGCGCCCTGACATTTTACCACTTAAAAAAAATATAAAAATGAGTAATATTGCAGAAAAAGCAAAAACCGCGCTTGCTAGCGCAACAAAGCCAGGCACAATGGTAGGATTTAATTCTACTTCAATTGAGGCTACACTTGCACCATACGCCGCACAGATAGCCAAGGCAATGCCCAATGGCGGAAAACCTGACGCAATTATACAGGCGGCTGTATTTCAAATATCTACTAATCCAGCACTAAAAGAATGCAGTGTACAAACCCTTATTGGTGCGGTGCTTCACGCCTCTTTGTTGGGATTAAATACCGCACTTGGTCAATGTCATTTTATACCTCGCAAAAATGGAATGACGGGGCAAGTTGATTGCCAATTCCAAATTGACTACAAGGGTTTAATTACGCTTGCATATCGTAGCGGACAGGTAAAAAGCGTATTTGCTGAGGTTGTGCGCCGTAATGATGTTTTTGAGTTTGAGCGCGGTACAACGCCACGAATAAAGCATATACCAGCACTAGAAAACACGGGCGAAACGTTTGCCGTTTACGCGGTTGTTGAGTTTGAAAACGGCGGTAAAGAGTTTGTTGTTATGGGCAAAACAGAGGTAGAAAAAAGGAGAATGGCTTCGCCCTCACAAAGGGGCGAACCTGAAAAAGTTTGGCTAAAATGGGCTGATGAAATGTGGAAAAAAACAGCACTTCGTAACCTGTTAAAAATTGTCCCTTTGTCGTCTCAAACTATTTCTGCTATCGCAACAGATGACCGCGCCATTAAATTAGAAGACATTAAAGGCGGAAACGTTTCAGGGACAATTGAGATTTCTGAAAATTCAGAAATTATTGAAGCAAGCGACATTAAAAACATACGCGAAGGCGTTGAGGCGTGTTCCGATAATGACGAACTACAAAGGTACTGGAATCAAGGCGCGTCGGAATGGAGCAGCCGTGAAGATGTAAAGGCTATTTTTAATAATCGTAAAAACGAAATATCTCGCAATGACTAGTGAAAAAAAAGAATGGCATACCCTCCGATCAAAAGGTATCGGAGGGAGCGAAATAACGAGCGTGCTTGGCCTTAATCCGTACCAAACGCCGTACGCTCTTTGGGAGCAAAAAACGGGGCGCGTTGCAAGTTTTGAGGGCAATAAGTTTACGGTTGCTGGAAATTATTTAGAGCCAGTTGTCGCTCAAATGTTTGCCGATCAAGGATTTGAACTTTACGGCGGAGGTGACCAGCATTTTTCACACGAAGTACACACGTTTTGCATTGGTACACCTGACCGATTTGTAAAGGGCAAACACGGGGACGCGGTACTAGAAATAAAGACGACACAAAAAACGCCTACCAAAGACGATATTCCACTAAACTGGTACTTTCAAAATTTATGGTATCAAGGTATAACAGGAAAGCGGCGCGGCTATATTGCGTGGTTGTCGCGCGGTGTTGACTTTGATTGGATAGAAATTGAATTTAACGAAGATATTTTTAGTGATATGATTGAGCAGGCTGCACAATTTTGGACGGTAAACGTATTGCAAAATATTGCGCCTCCACCGCTAAAAAAAGACGACATTTTAAAGATTGTTTCAAAGGTTGGCGGGAATAAGGAGTTAAATCAAGATTTAGCAATTTATCACAGTCAAATAAAAAGCAACAGCGCAAAAATTAAGGAACTAGAAGCGGCAAACGACGAACTGAAAGAGGCCATACAACTTGAAATGATGGAAAACGAAACGGCTACCTTTATGGGCGCAAAGATGTTTTCTTGGAAAGAACAGGAAAGGATTGGGGTAGATGCAAAACTACTAGAATTAGAACAGCCGGAAATATTTAAGAAATACAAAACAGTAACAAAATCACGCGTTTTTCGCATATCCTAACAACAATGAGCAACAAGGAATTAGTAGAAACCGCAAAACAAGTAATTGAGGATTTGGGTGGACTTCACGGCACAAAAACAGCCTGCGATTGTTTGCGTCTGTTTTGCGAACGGATTGAGCAGACGAAAGAATTGAAGCAAATTATTGAAATTTTGCAGGTATGCGCAAACAAAAACCTAATGCGTGGCGAGGAATTAGATCAAGTATCATGGCGCGATCGAGAGGGCGTATTGATAACCAACAGACAGGCGTTAGATATTGCCAAATACACCCCATTATATCACGACTAAAACACACTAAAAATGCAGCAGCAAACGCAAACGCAAAAAAAGTACAAAGACCTATTCACAATTGACCAACACGAAATACCAAAGGTCAATGCGAAAAAAATAAACGAATACCTTACCAACCTTTTAATCGAGGGTTTTGATTCGTTTATAGACGGGGTACACGTCACAACACGTGTATCGTTCGGTAAAAATAATAAAAAAACCCTTGTAAACGAGGTAACTATATTGCAAGCCAAAACCAACGAAATGGTTATCAATATCTACTACAATGACAGTTATAAGGTCGTTGTTGAAAAGTTGGACGCCCTAACGGACTACATGAAGGGCAAAACATTATATAACAAACTTCGCCAAATAAAGGGCGAAAACAAATGGATTTAGCCATGGATATAACAAAAGAAATTTTACCATTTACAATACTTGCGCCGCCTCCGTTTGACATATATTACCCAAAGCGGAAAAAATTTGGCAATGACGTACCAGTGCGCACAGAGCCAAAAATAAACAGGAACGCCATTTGCCCAAAATGCGAAAGCGGCCTAAAGTACAAAAAATGTTGTTTACTAAAAACTAAAACATAAAATTATGCAAAATGACAGTCCAATACCAATGGCAGACGACCAGGACGAAAACAAAAAGTCAAACGCCATAGAACTCCACGACGAAGGGTTAATTGCGCTTTATAGAGCAATTTTAAAGCAGGACGCAAGCAAACTAAAGGGGCAACTTAAAAAAATTGAACTTGAAAAGTTGACACCTGAAAACGAGCAACAAGATGAATAAGGTTATTACAATACACGACATAAACGGCACGGACGCGGTAACAACCACCGAGGCGCGTATCATTGAAGAACTAATAATGCAGGGCGGACTAAAGCCAATTATTACCTTTATGAATATTTTAAAGGCAATGAGTGTAGCGCGGCAAATTAGAGACGAAGCAGGATATAAAGAAGTATCTAGGGGATACAAAGAGGCGTTTAACGAGGCGGTGGATATGCTAAACACAAAACAGGGGACTATTGCAGCAAAGGCAGAACTTCCCAAAACGCAACGGACGGACGCAAAACCATGCAAGGATTGTGGTCATTTAGTTTTATGGCTCAAAGGCTCTGAAAAATCCGTTCCTGTTTTTGCTGAAAATGTAGGCATGAACGAAATGGTATTTAATCCTGACGTACATAAAACGCACTATTTTAACGACTGCAAAAGGTTGCGGGGCGCGAATAAAACAAATAAATTTACACCACCTGACGCAGAAACGCGCAAAGACCAGGCTAAACTATTTTAAAAGATGAACTTTTTAATAGGCTTCGAGGAAAGCCAAACCGTAACCATTGAATTGAGGGCATTAGGAATAAACGCCTTTAGTTGCGACTTAAAAGACTGTTCAGGCAGGCATCCTGAGTGGCACTTGAAAATGGATATATTTGAGGCGTTACGGCTTAAAAAGTGGGACTTTATCGGGTTGCATCCAGTTTGCACAAAGATGACTTTATCGGGAAATAGGACATACGCAAAAGGTAAGCCAAAGCACCAGGAACGGATTGAGGCAACGGAGTGGACAATACAGTTATGGGGGTATGTTTGCAGTATTTGCGATCACGTTTACATGGAAAATCCGATGGGCGCAATGAATGGGAACAAAAAACTGCCAAAGCCGCAAATTATACAGCCGTATTTTTTTGGTGATGAGTTCCAAAAAACAACGTGTTTGTGGTTAAAGGGGTTAGACCCGTTATACCATAACAAAACTGCAAATCTTTTTGATAGCAATGTTAGCCATGTTGGAAAAGGGGAAATGTTTGAATGGGTAAGTAAAGAGGGAAAACAAAAAAGACAGCCTCTTTGGTTTGCACAGGCCAAAGGCTTTGGGGGCGCAAAAGCGGCAAAAGACTGGAAGCAAACAAGAAGTAAAACATTTCCAGGCATAGCCAAAGCCATAGCAAACCAGTGGGGCAAAACTTTATTAGAAAAATATCAAACAGCAAAATAAAATGACAGAAATAACAGCAAACGGCGGAAGTGCGGTAATAATAGGAATGCTACGCTTTTGCCTCGGTGCGGTTTTCACAATTGCACTACTTACATTTTTAAACAGAAATAGCAAATATGAAGATTAAAATTACGGGCAAAAGTCAAGAACTTTTTGAGCATTATCTAACCGCCGTATTAAACTTTGCAGCAGTGGCAGCAATGGGCGGACATATTCCAACACAAAGGGACATTGAGAAGCCGGATATTTTTGGTCGTTATTGGTATAGAGAAAAGGAGGGCGCAACACTAGACCGCTTCAATATCTATCCACTAAGCAACGACTATTTCGCAAACGTGACAGAACAGGGCGAAAACTACATTGTGCTAGATTTTTGGTACAGGCATGATCGATCAAGCGGCGGCTCTTTTGTTGCGGCGTTGTGCAATTTGCTTGTAATCCGTTTTTTCGATAACGTTTCAATTATTGCGGAATGAATACACCAACAACCGAACAAATAAGAGCCGCAACACAAAACGTACTTCGCTTAATTGAGGATAATTTTGGCAAGGATAATCAACATTATATTGCACTAAATACGCCGCAATATTTGCCACGCGTTGAACTTGAAAAGGGCGTTTATAGTGTGAGTATTTTACACGCTAATTTTAAAGCAAAGGACAACCATCGAGCGGCGGCGGTTTGTATGGAATATTTAAACTTGAATAAAAAAATATGAAAAAACAGGACGAATATAAAATGCAAGCCGCTTTTGTTTACGCGGTGCAGATGAAATACAAGGGTAGTGTTATTGTATTTTCAGATACGGCGGCACATATCGGTAAAACAATGCAGCAGCAACAAAGGGCAAATAAACTGAGCAGCAATTTAAAGCAGCCGGATATGGCAATATTTGCGATGTCCGAAATTTACGGGGCATTGTTGATTGAATGGAAATCAAAAAGCCCCTACAAAAAAAACAGCACCGAACTACTAAAAAATGAACACGTAGAGGCGCAAAGCAAAGCATTGCATGAACTGAAAATGAGGGGTTACGCGGCTGTTTTTTGCTGGGACGTGCATACCGGGTTGCAATATTTAGAAGACTACCTAAACAATAAAATAATTCAACAAAAATATGAATAAGGAAATATTAAAGCAAACAGCATGGGAGGCAATTGCATGGACAATAATTGTTTTATTTGTTGCAGCATTGGGCGTTAATGCAATTTTTGAATAACTTTTTAAAATACAAAAAAAATGACAGTAAATGAATTAATGATAGGGAATATTGTCGAGTACAACGACACAAGTATGACCGTTTTGGGTATAATGCAAAATAGTGTGATTTTGGACGGTGTTAATAGTTTGATTGACATTGAACTAATAAGCCCAATATTGCTATCAGAAAATATACTATTAAGTATTGGGTTTCAACTAGAATTAACTGCAAAAACTAGGCAATACAAAAAAGGATTGGTTAGGATTAATTATGTTTTTGATGGACGTTTAAAAGGTAAAGTATTTATTGCTTTTGCCAATATAGTCTATGAAAACTACGACGCAATTAAGTATGTTCACCGCATTCAAAACCTAATAACTACCACATCGTAAACCGCACAATAAATTATGATAACAATAGAAACAAAGCGCGGTCAAATTACAACAGAAACCAAGCCAGTAATTCGCAATTTGGTAGAGGCATTGCCGGACGGCCAGCACATTGTAAATATTTACACGGTTGGTAGTGCAATAAGTGAAGCGTCTAAAATTGCAGAATGGTACAATTCAATACCGTCCGATTTCCAAGATTTGGACACGCTGCAAAAGGCATTAGACGGAATGGCCTATTATTGCTTTTTATATACAAACGAATTAGGTCTTGCTTCGCAAGAAAAGCGAGTTGCGCAAACTAATAGCGAGGTTGGTTATGCAGTTGAAAAAATGAAATTACGCAGCAGTGGGGATAATTTTACAGATGCTAACGCAAAGGCAAAGATTGCAAGCGCGGAAATGATGCAGATTGAAGCAATTGCAGAGGCTCACCATGAAGTTGTAGCGGCTCAATTAAAAGCACTTGACGGAATGCAAAGGGCGATGATGATGCGTATATCTCAATTGAAAAAAGAACGGGAATATATGTCAGTAGGTAATAATTACAATTTTGGACACGAACAAAAATAATAATACAATGACAAAAGAACAAGCAACAGAAAATTTTAACGCCATGCCAAGGGATATAAGAACGACTATAATTGCCCATGAATTAAAACTTGAAATACAGATAATTAATCGAGAAAAAAAGGCGGCAATTTTGGCACACGCCAAAAGAGTTAAAGAAATAAACGAAAGGATAAAAAGACTTGAAGATAGTTTAAGTGCATTAAAGTACGATTAAGCAGAAATAATATGAAAAAATACAGACTAATACAATTAATTACAGGGGTTCACTATATCCATCATTGGGATTATTCTTATGGTCTCAAACTTCCATTTGTAGATGTTGCATATTTTGAAAAATACGGCTGGAGAAAAATAAATATATCAAACCTAAAGGATAAAAATGGCAATAAAATAAAGAAGCCATACCACAACTGCACAAAAACAGGAATATATTAATAGGTATGAACCATGAACAAAGCACAAAAAGAAACACTCAGTAAGTTTGCAAAAACAAGCGAGCCAGTACCGCTACAAACTTACATCAAGGCGCACCACATCACAAAACGCGATCTAAAACGCGCCGAAAAAATGGGCATTGCAACGGTAACGCATGGACATATATTTGTTACGGGCAAATACGCGCCGCGCAAACGACAAATAAAACCGACTGACAAAATGATGCAAGTGATTAGGCAGGTGCAAAACGGCTCTGAGTACTCAAATGAGATAGCGGAACAAATAGGCAGTACTACTGAAAAGGTGCGGAATATTTTGTATCGTGCTTTTAAGGCGGGCTTATTGCAAAGGCAGGAAAATAAAAGACGCGGCGGTATTAGGTATTTTATTTAAAAATCAAACAAAAAATATGTACAAAATAATTATTACAACAATTAAGGGGTGGATTTTGCACCCGTTTTCGTGGTCAAAATGGGTAGACATTCAGACGTTTTCTTTTCTAGGCGAAGCGTTTTTGTTACAAGCAAAAATAAACAAGGTGTCAAACTTAAAGCGGTTTAGAGTGCAAAGAACGAGACAGGATAGGCTATCTGCAACAAACGTAGGGGCAATAAACATTGAGGAACTAGAAAAACGGGATTTGATTTCCTATGATGTTGAGTATTTTAAATTGTAGTAAGTTGTTGATAATTAGCACGTTATAAACTTTCAATTGTTTTTGAAAAATAAAAATGAAAAAAAGTTTATTAAATGTTACCACTTTAATGCGAAGTGGGCGTATCTTTGTATCATCAAAAACGCACAGCGCGGTAATTTACTCACTCACTTAAATACTTAAAATTATGATTTACGCACCAAAAGTAACAGCATATCAAAAAGCACTACATATAATAAGGATTGTTAAAAACGTAGGCAAATCAATTGATTACGCAATTGATATTGTTGCGTGGTACACAATGACTGACAGCGAGCAAAAAGAGGTGGAGTGTTTAGTCTTGGCAAACTTTAACAAAGTATAATCCATTAACATTCCACAAAACGCCCGCCTAAAAACGGGCAAATTTCACTCAATAAAATATAAATTATGCTATACGTTAGAACCCCATTACACGGGAACGAATTTAAAGTTTGCGACGAATTGACCGACGACGTGGTTGCTATTTTTTTTAATCAAAAAGATGCAATTGATTACGTCAACTGGAAAACAAATAAACAAGTAACTTTCACTCAATAAAATATAAGCAATGTCAAATACTTTGAAATTAAAAGCGCGGCACCAGGATAGCGTAATTGGCCAAATATTATCGGTAAAATCTGCTGTAAATTATCACAATGATGTAGTATTGCCGCGCTACAAAGAAATGGACGTTTGGGAGGCAAACGAATATGAAGTATTAAACCAAAAAAATCTAACAGAACTGGAACGGCTGGAAAATTACATCAAACACCACGAAGCACTTTTTAATGAGTTACTTTGTGAGTACGATTTAACCGTTACTACTTTTCTTGCAAAATATATAAAAAACTAAAAATATGGCGCAAATAGTAAAATCTGAAACAGGTCATTGGGTAGGCAAAGAGATTTACCCAGGTGAACAATATTTTTCGCATAGTGAACATAGATACCGGCATCCGGCAATAAAAATGCTAACAGTGGATTTTGATGAAATCCAAGCAGATATTTATAAGCACCTGCAAATATCTGTTTATCCGCAAACGCCGCAATCTTTAGTAAAAAAACTGGCAATAGACCTTTGCCATGAAAGTATTGGTGTTATTTATTTGATTGACTATAAATCGCCATTTGGTGTTAGAAAAATAATCGACTTTAGCCCTAAGCAATACACTCAATAAAACACAAAACACAATGACTGAAAAATACGAAGAGGTGTTAACCCTTGATATAGGCGTTACAGTTTAAAAAAACTGCATTATCTTTGCGCAAAAAAATAACCATGACAGAGCAAACAACGGATTTATTTTTGACCTTTTACATGCAGATTATGGCAGCCATATCCGGCGCGGGCATCGGAACTGCGATATGGTTATTAATGCGAGATATTGGCTACCCACTATATTTTGTAATGGATTGGCTAAGGCAAAGGCATAAAGCAAAATACGGCATTGTTAAAAATTCGCCTTATATGCTGCTTACTGACCACCCTTTTGTTATTTGCGGCGCGGTCGGGTTGCTTGTGTCGGTATTCCCGTTTATAGGCGTTCGGTTTGCTTTGTTTTCTACCAGTGGGGCGTTAGTCCTGGGTTACATACTCATTAGGTACATCAAAAAATTGCCGTAATGACTGAGCGGAATGGAAGTTTTAATAAAGGTTGCAAATATGCGTTTATTTTTAGTGCCTGCATTTGGATGCTAATTTATGCAGTTTTTAAGATGCGATCTTTATTTGGTTGGAGTTTTTGTATTTTATTTTTATATTTTTATTAAGTGAGATTATTTTAATTTTGGCCGCTCCGTTGTAAATCGGGCGGCTTTTTTATTGATTATCAATCGTTTATCTACTTTCAGAAGTTTTTGAAAAATAAAAATGTAATTTTATGAAAAATAATTGCTTTTTTGTTACCACTTTAATAAAGTAGTACCGTATCTTTGTATCATCAAAAAGCGGTAACGCACTCACTTAATCTTAAAATATAAAAATTATGATTTACTTATCAATACCATTCAGCGCAACACACCCAAGGGAAGTAGCAAAACGCACAGGAGCAAAATGGAATCCAAATACAAAACTTTGGAGCATTGAAGCAGAAAACGAAAACGAGATTAGCCCAAAATTGCGCCCGTACATTGTTACAAGTAGCACACCAGCAGCCGCACCAAAAACAAACCAAGTTGACCAAACCAAAGTTTTTGGCACAATGGACTGGTTAATGAGCGGCATGAATGCAGAATAATTTGCAAATTTTAATCGAACCACAGGGAATTATTCACTTTAAAACATAAAATACAATGTCAAAAGAATTATCATTACAAGTACTCGAAAACCTAAAAGTAAACTTTTCCGATTTAAAAACATTGGCTTTTTCCGATTGGGAGCAAAGAAATGAAGTTCGTAAATTTTTGGAATATGAAGGCGAAGGCTTTAAATTGGAAGGGAATGGATTTGGGGCATATTTGGAGGATGGGGAAAATGTACACTATATCCATTTTGACAGCGACGCACCGGAATATATTTTCTTAGAAAAAAGCGTAGATTATCCGGTACTTTATAGCGGTACTGATATTTTGGACTACAATAGGGTTTTATTCCAGTCCGAGGATGGATTTTGCGCAAACTATGACCACAGCAGGGAATTTTTCTTTGATTTTGAAAACCACTCCGACGACTTGATCGAAGAGTGGGAGGCATAAAAACTAACGCTTATTAATTCACTCACTTTTTAAAATATAAAAATTATGTCAATTCAAGTAAAAAGACACTGCATGAGGTCTTACGATTTATTGCAACAATTAAGGGACGTTTCGCCAATGCCTATGGAACTTGACGAAATGGAGCAACAAACATCGTTAGGTATTATCAAAAAATTAAAAGCGGTTCTTGATAGTGAATATGTTAAATCTTTGCCAAGTTCAAAGGTTATAGTTTCGGGCGGCAACGACCATTATAACTGGTTTAAGTCCGACTTTAAATCGGCTGCGGCTGAAATTTATAGCGAATGCAAGGATTATCTTTAAAAACTAACGCTTATGAGGCACAGGCGCTCCGGTCATAAAGTTGACTGGGGTGCTTTTAAAAATCACACTTAAAGATAGACACAAAATGAAATTAAATTACGACAACATTTTTATTTTTGGGATATTTTTTATCCTTATTACCGTCTTTGTGGGCGGTTGCGGTATTGCGGTTTACGACCAATCACGTAAAGCGCAATTAAGCGCAACGGTTACAGATTTGCAGCAGCAGCAGAAAATAAGCGGCTCAGGTAGCAGCATGAAAACTGAAATACGTTATATTGTCATAACGGACAAAGAAACGTTTATTGTTGAAAATTCTATAATAAATGGAAAGTTCAATAATTCAGATATTTTTTACAGGCTGCAAAAGGGCGCAAAGTATAACTTTACGGTATCAGGTGTTGGCAAAGGTATTTTTACTGATTACCGCAATATTTTAGAGTATTCACAGCAATGAAAATAAAAACGCCCGACAAATACACAATTTTAACCCTAATCTTTGGCCTAATTGCCGGATTTGGATTAATGGCAATTGGAATTGCAATAACTAAAATATTTCAATTATGGATTTATCAAAACTAGAATTAGGTGAATACTACCGCATAAACGGCACAAAAAAGATTTTATATTGGGACGGCGAAAAATGGCTAAAACCACAAAAAGATAGCCGTAAAAATTACGGCACATATAACAGCCATTTAGAAAAACAGCCTACTAACATAAAGTCGGTTGAGTTGGTGGATATTCGCACCGTTTCTTAAAGCCAAATGTTAACGATATTGCAAAGTGAAAAAATTTACCTACCTTTGCAGTACCACTTTTCATGAGATTATATACATGAGATGCCGCCAATTCAAAAGAGAGTTGGCGGCTATTTAAAACGGGGGTCTAGGAAAGTTTGATTTTGATTAATTAGGCTTTATTTTTGGGTTCGATTCCCATGCCTCCACATAGGAAATTGAATATAAGTTGTTTATGGGTAAACTAGGCCAATTGTAGCAATATAAGCGGCTTTTAAATGATAGCGGTAGTTCAGATATGTAGAACATCACTTAATTGGGAGTGAAGGACGAAAGTGCGACTCTTTCCCGTTGTCCAAATAAGACCCGTAACGCCTCTAAATTATGCGCATCGTGGCGGGTTATTAGATAAAGATTGTTTTCATTTGGTTTTTTGGGGTTTTCCGTCCTGGTGTAAATCGGGACGGTTACCCAAAACCAAGAAACAAAGAAACACGTATAAAGAATTGCATTGCTTAAAAAACCTTAGATGTAAATTTAAGGTTTTTACCAGTGCCTTGTATCAATCAAAAAAAGATGTGAGTTTATAAAATATGGTTTTTCAATTTTTAACTTTGCCGCCCCGTTGTAAATCGGGCGGCTTTTTTATACCAAAATTTAGGCAATTACACAAAAAATATCAATCAGTTAACAAAATAACAATCAAATACGTTACCTTTGCAGTAATACAGCGCAATATGCCAACTATCACACACAAAAGACGCAAAAGGCAGCCGGAAAAGGTAATCAGTAGAAGGGTAGATAATTCAGACATTTATAATTCTAGTGAATGGAGGCGGGCGCGTAAAGCGTTTAAGTCGCAAAGAGAAAACGCATTTTGTGTAAAGTGCTTAGAATTGGGAATATATACGGTCACTTATGCAGTAGATCACATTATACCAATCACGCAGGGCGGTAGCGTTTGGGATAGATCAAACTGGCAGCCTCTTTGTAAAACGCATCATAACCAAAAGAGTGGGCGCGAGGCTCACTCCCATTTTGATAGGTAAATAATGGGTACAGTACAAAGCATTGAACAATATAGCGGACTTATGCAAGTATCAATAAGTAATAGCCAACACTTTATAAAGCATTGCGAAATTCACCCAATGACACAATTAAAGTTGTTAGTCGGTGCTTATGACAAGGGCGGCGTAAAAGGAAAGTTAGAACAAATGAGGCGTTGTTCTACTGCTAAATACTTAAAGGCTATGCAACTAGGTATGGGTAAAGCAGAATACCAAAGACAAGTATTAAACGCATACACGCCAAAGCAATGAGAGATACAATACAACAAGATTGGCAATACAATAGCCTAATGCTTGCATCTGTAAAGGATAGCGACCACTTCATTAGGTCGTGTATGGTTTACAGTAGGATGGCAATAAAATCGTTTTTTGCGGTTACTGATAATGCGTTCACAATTACATACTACTATATACCAGCAGCAATGCAAGGCAATACAATACAAAGTAATTATTATGGACAAAAATAAGGCAGACTTCATGGTAAAGCAGGCGCGCAAACCCAACATGACAGAAACGTATTCAATGCTGTTTATGGCTTGCTTAGTAAGCGAGATAGAAGCAAGCATTGATAAAAATCAAGGCCATTTGCTAACTAAATCAGATCGTAATAATCTAACGAATAAAAGGCATAGTGCAATGAATAAAGCAATACATAACTTAAAAGCCAATTACTATGACACTAAACGATATGTTAGATAGTATATTCGATCAATACAAAGGGGACGAAGCACTGCTTAATGATGTGTGGGATGAGCGATACAAGAACCTGTTAGATGTGTCTATTAGATCAAGCAGGCACTATCATAAATATGTCAATGGCAGTGTATTGCAGTGCGGTATTAAACCAGATGCAGTATATGAAAGCGTTACAGATTGGTTGTGTGGATGCACCCCGGTATTTCCTAGCAATGGAGTGCAATACATGGGCAAAATTAAAGTTAATATAAATGAATGAGGTGTAGAACACACATAGGAGCGCAAAAGGGCAAAGGGAGGGGGTGTTGCATCATAAAAGCCTTTGTTGGTAACACCGCCGCTGCCCCCAAACACATACTTTGGCAATTTTTAGGCAGGGGGTACACTAAAAAAAAGTTTAGACTAATCTAAAAATGGAATTTACAGCCGATCAACTGCAAGAAATAGAAAATTTTGGCGGGTTAAGGTATCTACCCGAACAAATTTGTACGCTAATGGATATTGAAGATAAGGCACTATTTTTGCAGGTATTCAATGACCCTAATTCGCTATTTTCAAAACACTATGAAAAGGGCGCAATAAAAGCACAATACGCACTTGATTTAATGGTATTTGAACAGGCGCAAAACGGAGACTTTAAAGCACTAACAGAGCATAACAGACGCATAAATGTAAACAATAAGGCGTTAAAACGGGTTAAAAATGGCCAAACACACACCAGTTGAAGTCAAAAAGGCAAAGGGGACATTTAGGGACGACAGACACCTGCCCGACTATGCAAGACTTGATACGGTCGAAAGCGTACCAATGCCACCGCCAACATTAAACAAAGAAGCGCATTATGTTTGGTATGCTCAAGTAACGGCTATGCAGCAAATGAAAACACTAACACACGCCGATTTTGTTTTACTAGAATTGTTTTGCCAACAAAAATACATTTATGACCGGGCGGTTAAGGAAATGGCAAATGACGACCTTATTACCGACACAAACAACGGCACTACAATAATGATAAACCCACTTATCAAAATGCAGACGGATGCACTAAATAACATGTTGAATTTATCCAAAACATTAGGATTTTCACCACTACACAGGACGAGCATAGGCGTAAAGGATAGCCAACCGAACGACCCACTAAAAGACCTACTAAAAAAATAAAAATGATAGTCAATAAAGTTAATCGTAACCCAATGGGCGTATGTACGCAATATCAAAAACCGCGTGTTTTTGCCGGACTGGCAAAGCATAGGATTAAGTACAAATACGCCGAGGAACTGGCAAAGGAAATTAAGCCTGTAATGGGTGAACGGTATTATTGCGTGGTAAATGGTACGTTTATTTTTGGCGATTTTATAGAAGCGTTTGTAGTAGAAAATAATTACAAGGTCAAAGAGTTAAGTATATCCACATTGGGATATAATCAAAATAACGTTGACAGCCTGCAAAACTTAATTGATGGTGATTTTGTTGAAACGCTAAATATTATCGCATCGGCAGAGTTTTATGGATTTGAGCGCGGCGTAGATAGATTAATACCATACACCTATGAAAAACTAAACACAGGCAAAGCGGCGTTTCAACTTTCCTTTGCAGACACACACATGAAAATTGTAAACATAGAAACGGCGTGCGGAATGTTTATAACGATGCATGGTAGCGCAAATTTGCGAAGCAGCGGAAATATAGAACAGTTTGTAATTGAGTGCGACAAAGATTTATACCAATTCAATAAAACCCTTTTTGATACCATACTCGAAGCCACAAAGACAATAAAAAAACCATTGCGTAAATCCGCGCTATGGAATATACTATAAAAGCATGAGCGATAAAAAAAGTAAAATGGCCGCAAAGTACAAGGTGCTTAAAGGCTCACAGACGGCAGCATCAAAAAGGAAGCCCAAATACGTACCATCTAAGCCTTTTGAAGGCGGCGTACCTTTTTAATTAATTTACCCCAAAGACCTACTAAAAAAGCAATAGGATTTTGACGAGTGCAAAAGACAAAGTAAAACGGTATATTGATTTCTGCCTAAACCCCGAAAGCGTTGTTTCGTCGTGGGTAGTCAAGGCGGTTAAGATGCACCTTTCTGATTTGGAAAAGGTCAAAGATAAATCGTTCCCGTTTTACTTTGACGAAGATGCGGCCATGCACCCGATAACCCTTTTTGATAATTTGCAATTTGCAAAGGGTAGTAAGGAGTTTTTTAATTTGCTTGACTGGCAAACAATGGTAATGTGGTGCGCTTATGGATGGAAAAGAAAATCACACAATATTAAGGGCGAGTGGATAATTGATAAAAAAAACGACTTTCGTAGATACAAGCAGATTTACATAAAAGTTGCCCGTAAAAATGGTAAAACCGAATGGATGGCGGGTATAGGTTTGTACGGTCAATTCTTTGACCCACACACCGAGGATGCAGAAATATATTGGTTCGCAACCAAAAAAGAACAGGCCGCAAAAGGCTTTGACAGGCAAAAGGAAATGACAACGCGACTGGCCGCACATAGTCCGGCTTTTGCTTTAATGGCGCGGGTGATGCAATACCGCATCGTTAGCCGTTCGGGTAGTTCATTTACCACATATTTAGGGCAAGACAGCAAGGGCGAGGATGGAGCATACCCGTTTTATGGCCTATGTGATGAGTACCACGCCCACAAAACAAACGGAATGCTAAACGTTGTTGAATCGGGCATGGTAAGCCGCCATAGCCCGATGACTTGGATAATAACAACGGCGGGAGATAACCCAGACAGCCCGTGCGCTCAGTTTGAAAAGTTTTGTAAACAGGGATTGGATGAGGTTGTGTCATTGGGCGGCACACTACCCTTTATTTTTGATTTGGATGAGGGGGATGATTGGGAGGATGAAAAGATGTGGCAAAAGCCAAACCCGTCACTAGGCCAAACGGTAATAATTGAAAATTTACGGGACGACTACCAGCGCGCAATATCGCAGGGTATATCCTTTAAAAACAACTTTCTAAGGAAAAATTTAAATGTATGGTTGCGGGCGCATAGTGAATGGCTAGCAGCCGACGTGTGGAAAGCAAACACCGAAGGCGCAACCGTTGAGCAGTTGCGCGAAAGTTTAAAAGGCCGTACGTGTTTTGGTGGCTTAGACTTGGCGTTAGTGTCTGACCTTTCATCTATTGTATTGATTTTTCCGCCTGAAAAAGAGGGCGAACGAATTAAATTATTATCTTGGTCTTTTTGCCCCGAAGATACAGCGTACAAAAGAGCGGAATTAGATGCCGTTCCTTATATCGAATGGGCGGAAAGCGGCTATATGATGCTAACGCCTGGCAATGTAACAGACTTTAGTTTTATCAAAAAAAAGATACTCGAACTATCCGAAACATACGCCATTCACAGCATAGGTTACGACCCGTATAAGTCCACGCAATTGGTCACGGACTTGATTGAGGAAGGCGTACAAATGGAATCATTCGCACAAAAGCCCGCCATAATGTCCCCCGCCGTTAATGAGTTTGAAAGATTGGCATTATCAAGGTCTTTTGAACATGGCGACGATCCAATTTTAAAATGGTGTATATCTAACGCGCAGGTCGTTAAGTCCGCACAGGATAACGCCCGATTAGACAAAGGGGCAAGTTCTGAAAAGATCGACGCAGCGGTCGCGGCTGTTATGGCTGGCGGTCAATGGGCGGAACACCGGGACAATACGGGCAACGATGTTTTATTTGCAATTTTATAATTAAGACAATATGAACAGAAACGAAAGGACGGAATTATTTATGAACCTTTACTTGGAAAAGGTAAAAGAAACGCCCGATATAATTCGATATGCTTGTTATTTGCGAGCCGAGGCCGATATGGTTTTAAAGACTGGCAGCCGTCAATATGAAAAATATGAGACGTTTAAGGCATCAATGTCGCGGCGTGAAAAAATAAAGCGGTTAAACAAGGTGAAGTTAACCAATAGTTAGTATCTTTGTGGGGTAAAAATAAAAACAATGGACAAAATGGTAAAAATTATTGAGCCCGAATATGATGAGTTTTTGGCCTTAATCATAAGGCTGATAGATAACGGCAATATTGACGAGGTGTTTAATGATAAAATATTGAACACCAAAACAAATTTGTATGAATTAAACGGTGATGGGATAAGCGTTGAAATGCTAAACGACATTAAGGCAAACCCGAATCATTATAGGCAATTTATTGGAGTTAAAAAATAAATGGAACAAGTAATAACACTACCCAACGGATTTAAATCATGGCTTGATTTTTATAATTCCATAAAAAACACTAAAGAGTTCAATTCTCTTAACTGTTACGGTGAAATTAAATACCAACAATATGACGATAATTTTGTGGTTACGGGCATAGTAACTATTTCAAGGCATGAATTAGACACATTGGTTTTAGGTGAATTATTGCCAATTGTTCCGCCTTACAGCGACGCAAAAGAAATGCTTTACGAGGTTTCGATATGCCAAAGCGAAAACACCAAGCAAAAATCAAAATTAGTAGATATGATTATTTCAATAATGGAAATACAAACACCAAATACTTAAACATGAAAAATACAACACTTATACTAATTGCGTTTTCGATTGTATCGCTTGCAATGTGCAAAAAAGTAGAAACGGGGCCAAACGCCAACAAAAGCGATATTGAGATTGGTAAAATAGTAACCAATGAAGGCCACCGCTTTCAAATATTAACAATAGATTCGTGCGAATATATCGCTTTGCAGGTTGGTGCAAACTTTGGCCTACTAACTCACAAAGGAAATTGCAATAACCCATTTCACTGTAAAAAGTAACCCATGAAAAAGAAAAAAAAGAAACTAGCAAACGGCGGCGTTTTAATTGAGCCGGCAACGATGATTGTTTTCAAGGAAAAACAGCCCGGACACTATGTAGGATATACAGTACCGAGCAAAAAGTTGGCAGAATTAATGCAAGGCAATGAAGAAATAACGGTGCATGGTAGCGTTATTGGGCATGACCTAGTTATAAAACCAAAAGAACCATAAACAATGAAATGAAACAAGAAAAGATATTTAAATTTGTTGGCGATACACTTATGCGACCCGGTGAAGAAAGGCAATACAAGGCAGACAAAAAAATAAGAGCCAATAAGAAAAACAGACTACACAAAAAATACTTTACCCGCAAGGACAGGATTAACGCATTTATACTAAAATGGTATAGAGGTGATTAGTTGTAAAGAATAGGAAGTGTAATAGAAATTGTTTTCATTTTTTTTGGAGAGCCATACGCGGTAACGTGTTATGGCTCTTTTATTTTGCCCAATAAACACCAATAACCCCACAATAATACAGCACGTTAACCCAACAGTTAACAAAAATATACCCTTTTGGCTTGCTTATTGCCTCATCTTTGTGCAAACATGGGCGTAGTACAAAAAATATTAGGAAGTTTTGGGTATGCTCCAATACAGCAACAGCCGCAAATTGAGGAACGCAGCACCCTGCAAAATCCCGAACAATGGTTTATTGATTGGATTGGAGGCGGTAACCAGTCTCTTTCAGGCGTAAACGTTACACCAGAGGCCGCTCTTTCTATTAGTGCCGTTTATGCGTGTTGTAGGATTATTTCCAACACAATCGCCTCGTTACATTTGGGACTTTACGAAAGGCTGCCAAATGGCGATACAATAGAGGTGACAGATACGCCGGAATACATTATACCTTGTTTAGAGCCAAACGATTTATACAGCCGCTTTACTTTCGACAGCACAAGCGAACTGCATTTATCATTGCGCGGCAATTCTTACACCCGTCTTTATTTTGGGCGTTTTGGCAAAATTTCTAAAATGGAGATTTTGCACCCAGATTGTGTAAAACCGTTTTTAAAGGATAAAAAACTATACTACCAATATAGCGACATAGAGGGAAGGAATCAAATTGTACACGATTGGGAAATACTGCATTTTAAGAACTTTTCAGATGACGGCCTGATAGGCCAAAGCCCGTTACAGGCAGCGCGTGAAACTTTTGGAATGGCAATAGCAGCAAACCAATACGCCGCAAATATGTACAAAAATGGCGGGTACGCTAAGGGTATAATTGAAAGCGAGGCGGCGTTAAAAACGGAGCAGATCGCAGAACTAAGGCGGTCTTTCCTTTCTGTTTTACAGGACTACAAAAACACGGCGGCCATACCTGTTTTGGGCGGCGGAATGAAGTATAGGCAAATTTCAATGTCTCCAAAAGATGCGGAATATATCGCAGCATCAAAAATGAGTGTTTTGGATATTTGCAGAATTTACGGAGTGCCTCCGCACTTAATTGCTGAAATGACAAACAGCACGTACAGCAACATTGAACAACAGGCAATTGAGTTTGTGCAAAATCTAGTAAGGCCAAAGGTAAAATTAAGAGAAACGGAAATGAACCGCCGTATTTTAAGGCAATCAGACAAAGGAAAGTATTTTTATAGGTACAACCTTGATAGTCTTTTGAGGGGTGACACGGCGGCACGTGGCGAATATTTGGTTAAGATGCTCCAAAATGGAGTTTACAACATAGATGAGGCGCGGGCATTAGATAACTTAAATCAATTACCCGACGGATTGGGTAAAGCGCACTATCGACCGTTAAACATGGTAGAAGTGGGCGTAACACCCGAACCGACAACACAAAATAATGACCCGGTGGCAACGGGCGCAAACGATACAGACAATGGAATACCGCAAGGCACAAACTAATAGGGAAAATAAAGAAACGGGCGAAAATATCAATGTTCGATTTTTTGATATTAAGCACCGATCCGAACAACGCATGGACGGCGAAAAACCGAAAAAGGTTATCGGTGGCCTAGCGTCCGTATATGACAAATATACCGACATGGGTTGGCATTTGGAGGTAGTGCGTCGCGGTTTTTTTGATGGTATAGACACAACGCAAACGGCTGCACTTAAAAACCACGACCCGAACTTGATTTTAGGTCGCACAGCAAACGGAACGTTAACGCTAAAGGACACGCCCGACGGCTACGACTACGAAGCAATTGTACCAGATACGCAGGTAGGGCGCGACACATACGAGGAGGTAAGTGGCGGTTATATCTATCAGTCGTCTTTTGCGTTCACCGTAACTTCGTCGGTTTGGCGCGAAGTTGATCGTTCGGAATTGGCGGGCATTATTGACGAGCAAATACTAAACAAAGTTTCATACGGCGGGAAAGTGGATATTAGAGAATTAGTAAAAGGCGGCAAATTGTACGACGTTTCTCCGGTCACTTTCCCGGCCTACCAAAGCGCAACAAGTGAAGCCCGCAGCCTAATTGAGGAAAGAAATGCTTTTTTGGGCAACGTTCGACAACTTGACGAACGCGCAAAGGTAAAAATTGAGATTGAAGTAGACACAAGCGATAACCCCGAAAGCGAAACGCCCGACGAAACGCCCGACGAAACAACAGCAAGCACACGGGACACAAATAACAGAAATATACGCCTCCGCATGGCTATTGCGAAAGGCAACACATTAACGCAATAAATAAAAATTAAGCTATGTCAGTACTACCCAATTTTAGGGAATTAAAACAGAAGCATGACGCTGCATTGGTAGCCATGCAAGAGGCGGTAACCGAATTAGGCAAACCCGGATTAACCGAGGCGCGGTCAAAGGAATTAGACGACCTTTTCAGTCGCGCTGAAAAAGACCAAGCCGAAACGTACAAACTTTTGCAACGCGCCGAGCAAGTTTCTAAAATCGAAAAGCAATCGGCCGAAGATTTTATGGAAGAGCGCGAAAAGCAGGAGGCAGAAAACGGCACAGCAAAAGCAAAGCGCACAAAAGAGGCTGAAAATCAGGAGAAATTGGAAATTTTCGCCCGTGCAATGCACCAAGGTTTTGACGCTCTGAGCGAGCCGGAACAACGCATCTATAAATCAATGGCAGTTGAAAAGCGCGGCACGGCAACGCAGATCAGCGGAACGGCTGGATTGGGTGGTTTTCTTGTGCCTGTTTTGCTTCAAAACGAGATCATCAAATTGATGAAATTGTATAGCGGCGTTTTGCAGGTTGCAAAGGTGCGCTTTACAGCGACAGGCGGGCAAATTACATTCCCATCACGCAATACCACAGGCCGAAAAGCAGTAAAGACAGCAGAAAGCGGCTCTATTGCGGTGCAGGATATTACCTACACGCAGATCGTAATGGATGCGTATAAGTACACCGACGCGCTCAAAATTTCGTACGAACTTTTGCAGGATAGCGAGTTTGATATTTTGGCCGAGTTCCAAGACGCGTTTTCGGAATCATTTGGCCGTGCCGCAAACGATACCCTAACATTGGGTGATGGTACGGGCGATCCAAACGGTATCGTAGTTGCTTCAACATTGGGAAGGACGGCGGCATCTGCAACCGCTATTACATTAGGCGAATTGATCGACCTTTCACATGAGGTTGACCCTGCCTATCGTGCTTCGCCAACGTGCGGGTATATGATGAACGACAAAATTTTGGCCGTCATCAAAAAATTATCATTAGCCGCAACTAACATGGGCGCGGGTACATGGCAGCCTTCATTCCGCGACGGCGCACCTGCTACAATCAATGGTTTCCCTTACTGGGTTAATCAGGACATGGTAGCAACGGTCGCAACCGCAACACGAACCGTTCTTTTCGGTGACTTCTCAAAATACAACGTTCGTATCGCTAAAGATATGACCATTTTGAGAAACGACGCACTACACATGGCGACTGGTGAAGTTGGTTTCTACGCCCACGCACGTTGGGACGGCGAACTATTCGACACCACCGCCGTAAAACACCTAGTTCAAGCGTAATATGAAAGTATTAATAGTTGAATCGTGCGCGGGTAGTGACTTTGTGTATAGTCGCGGTCAAACGGTAGAAAGTAACGACCCGGTTGTTATTGAACACCTTAAAGATTTAATTAAGGGCGAACTTGCTACCGAGGTTAAAGGCGATCAAGCAGAACGCGCCATGCGCGACACCGCTAAAATAGAAAAGCGATAATTATATGTATCAATATCAAGAGTCTTCGTTAAAAATCAATTACGGTAATGATGTTATCTTTTCAGTAGATGACATGAAAAAACATTTGCGCGTAACTGGTAATAGCGAAGACTCTTTGATTGAGATTTATATAAAAGCAGCAACGCGGTACGTGGAAAATTACACGCGTCTTTTGTTGGCAGGCGGAACGTCTAAGCAGGTGTTTTTTAGTCCTACGACAATGGACAATAAACAATTTTTTTCACTTGCAATAGGTAACGCCACGGCGGTAACAAGCATAACATGCAACACAGTGGACAACCTAACAGCGGAATTTGCGATAACATCGGATTGGACTTTGGTTAAAGACACAAACAAGCCTAGGGTGTACGCACCAGAAGGATTAGAGTTTGCGGGTAATGTTACACCGCACAGCATAGCAATAACATACACGGCGGGTTTTACGGAATGCGAAATACCGCCGGATATTAAGGTTGCAATAATGCTAGTTTGTGCCGACATGTACGAAAATAGAATGGACTCAGTAAAGCAGTTACCCACAGCAGCCGAAATACTCCTTTCTCCTTATGTCGTAAATCAGGGCGTGTAATGCAGCGAAAGAAAAAAGAGACTATTGGAACACTAGATAGTGAAATATGTATCCAGCGCAAAACGATAACAGAAAACGCATACGCCGAAAAGGCAGAAACTTGGACGGAGTTGTTAACGGTTTGGGCGGCGGTTACATACCCACTAACAGGCGCGGGCGAAAATTACGACGAAGGTATAAATGTTTACACCCGTTCAATAATTTTTGAAATACGGGCAACGGATATACTTGTTTCGGATCGGATAAAATTTGATAGTATGTTTTTTGATATTAACAGTATTGAAAAAGAACGGATAACAGGGCGTTATAAAATTCATTGTTCATCATCGAGATAATGGCACTAACAAACGAGATAGAGCAGTTAATAAGAGATTTGCGGTTAGTTAGTCAAACATCTAAGCGGCAAACATCTAGGATATTGGGCAAAAACGCCAAGCCAATAGCGGACGCTCTTTTTTTAGCAGCACCACACGGCACAAAAATACACAAAAGGTATCGAAAGGCGGGGTTAAGCAAGAAAATACGCGCACCACGCGGCAAAGGTTCGGTAGTTGCAATTTATAGGCCGGGTAATACCGCTACGTCGTTTAAGTTGTTCAGATTTAAGGGCGCAAAGTACAGTATTCAAGTGGGCGCAAAGTTTCAAAAGAATAACGCTACTGGTGCGTTTGGACCAGGAACAGGCAGAAACGACGCATACTACACACACATACTCGAGCAAAGAGACCCTTTTATCATTCCAACTTGGAACAGGATGAAAGCGGGCGTTGAGCGCGGTATAATTTCGGACTTAAAAACGCTAATCGAAAAGGCAAATAAATGAACATACCAGCAGTTTTCAGAAAATTAATAGCAGACGACGCGGCGGCTTATGCTGTTTTTGCGGATAGAGTTTATCCATTGCATACGGTTGATACGCCAACTTTCCCGTTAATAATTGTGACCGTTACAAGCATCACACCATCTACAAATAAGATTGTACCGTCTTTGGTTGATATGGTCATGGTTCAATTAGATATTTATTCAGATAAATATTCAGATAATTGCGCCCATGCAGAATTGGTCAGGACGGCGGTTGATATGAAAATCGGGGACGTGACATTTATGGGTTCTACGATAAAAATGGACGGAGTGCATTTTGATAGTGGAAGCCAGGATTTTTCCGACATACAAGGCAGCAACGGACAAATGAGAATTTACCGACACGTTCACAACTATTCAGTAAGGATAAAAAGAAACTAAAAATATGTCAGATAGATACCAGTTTTTAAAAGACTATCAAGATCCGCAAAACCCCGCAAAGACATTTAAGTCAGGTAGCACCGCACGAATGTCGGACGGTGACGGCGCGGCACTAATAGCAAGCGGCACAGTTAAGCAGGTTGCAGACTTTACGCCACAAAGAAAAAACGCACTTGCCCCCGGCGGTTGTACCGAACTAAGCGAGGCGCAAAAGGCAGAAATAACGCCACCTGATACCAATGAAGCACAAGCGGCAATTAACACAAAAAATAAAAAATAATTATGCCAACTACGGGAATAGTAAACAGTAGGTTAATGGTTATCAAAGTAGGCACGACGGTTGTTAGCTGCCTTACAGATGCATCATTGAGCCTTTCGCAAGAGTTCAGGGACACCACCTGCAAAGATAGCGGCGGATTTAATAACATTTTGCCCGCAAAGCGCGGTTGGGAAATGTCGGGTTCTGCGTTGTTTTCATACGACGGCACAACCACATTTGAAGACTTTTTTGCTCTTTGGAACGGCCAAACACTCGCAACCGTTATATTTGGAACGACCGTTTCAGGAGACAAAATTTACACGGGTTCGGCATACCTTTCGAGCCTTTCAAGCAGTTCGAGCGGCACGGATGAAAACGTGACCTTTGAGTTTAGTTTGACAGGTACGGGAACATTGACCGAATCCACGAACCCATAAAAAACATAAAAGGGCGGGCGCACATAGATACGTCCGTCCTTTTTTTAAAATAACCATATGGCAGTACAATATATTGATTTTAATGGTGAGCAAACGCCCATACTTTTTGGTAACGCCGCATTTTACCACTACGAAAAAAGGCATAAAGAAAGCGGTTTTGCTGCTTTTATGCAGTCCGTACCGCAGGACGAAACGGGCAATGTGGATATTAACAAAGTAAAGATTTCATTCTTTATTGATATTACAATGTGCGCACTAATCGCAGGCGGCAACAAAGAAAGAAAGCCGTTTTTGGGCATAGTTGACGACGTGGCAGCATGGATGGACAACGAAAATATGATGACCATCATGGAAATGATTACAGATAGTTTACCCATTGCAAAAGATCAAAAAGACGAAGCAACGGAGCAAGAAGCGGGGGAGTAGCGGGTGTTGATTATTGGCAAACAATGATAGACGCTGCCGGATGGATTGGAATGTCTGAAAGCGAATTTTGGGAAACAACACCCCGATATTTTGCCGCACGGGTCAGGGGCAAGCAGCGAGACGACCGCGAAAAGTGGGTAATAGCGCGACAAACAGCCTATTGGACAATTTTACCGCACATGGGTAAAAAGCAAATAAAACCCACGGCGTTAGGCGTTTTTGAGTGGGAGCAGCAGCCATTGACAGTAAAAGAAATAACGCCAGAACAAAAGGCGGACATGGCCAAATTTAAAGAAATGGCATTAAAACTACTAAACTAACAACATGGCAAATATTGCAGAATTAAATATAAGGCTGGGAGTTAGATTTAGAGATTTTGACAGGTCGATGAGGCAGGTGGAAAACCGCCTCAAGCAGACCGCACAATCAATGGACGGTATTGCTAATTCAATGGCGCAATCCTTTACCGCTCCATTTTTGGCCATTGGTGCGTTAGCAATTAAGGCGGCGGGTGATTTTGAGGCGTTAAAGTTGGCTATGCAAACCACGATGAAGGATGCAGGGTATTCAACAATTGAAACCACAAAGGAACTAGAGGCACTTAGAAAGGTTGCACTTGCGCCCGGCATTGATTTACAACAGGCCGTAAAAGGCTCAATTGCCTTGCAGTCGGTTGGTTTTAGTGCTGAAAGAGCGCGTAAAACATTAGAACAACTAGCAAATGGCGTAGCGGCGGCTGGTGGTAGTGCGGAAAACCTAGAGGGTGTTGTTAAGCAATTTGCGCAAATTTCGGCCAAAGGCACAGTATTACAGGAAGATTTAGGGATAATAAAAGAAAACATGCCCAGCGTTGTAAAGGCCATGCGCGAGGCGTTCGGCACAACAACAGCGGAAGGAATACGAAACGCGGGTGTTTCGGCAGATCAATTTATAGATGGTATTACCAAACAACTTGCAAAAAACGAACGTGTTCAAGGCGGTATAAAAAACGCAATTGACAACACACGCAGCGCAATTACTCAATTTTTCGCGGCAATTGGTGACGGTATAAATGAGGCGTACAACCTAAACGCGGTTGCGGGCGCAATGAGTGACAAGATTAACGACCTTGTTACGGTGTTTAAAATGTTAGACCCTGAAACAAAAAAGAGTATTTTTAATTTTGCGCTTTACGCGGCGGCGTTCCCTATACTTATTAAAAGTATGGCGTTACTTTTTGGCGCAGGCCAACAAGTAATTGCCATGACGCGGCTTTTGTCAAGTGGGGCGGCAAGCGCGGGCGGTGCGTTATTGGGGTTTGCAGATAAATTTGGAAAACTAAACACGGCTATGAAAGTGGGCGCGGCTGGTGTTGCGCTGGTAGGTATTCTTGCACTTTACGCGGGTTATCAAAAATTATCAGATGGCGTAAATAAAGCCTTTGAGGCTCAAACTAAATTTGCAAAAGCAAAAGACGAAGTAAACAAAGAGGCGGGCAAAGAAATTGCAATTGCAAATAAAAACATTGAGGCGTTAAAATCCGAAACAACATCAAGGGAGGAAAAAATAAAGGCGTTTAACGCGCTAAAAGAATCATACCCCGATTTATTAAAGCAGTACGACAACGAGAAAATATCAGTATCGCAGTTGACAATGTTACAAGATAGGCTCACAAAGTCTATTATTAACAGGGTTGCAGAAACTAGAAAATCTGCCTTATTAGATGAACAGGCGGGCAAGATAGTAGAGGCGCGTTTAAAGAAAACACAATTAGAGGCGCAAGGACTAAACGCCATTTATGGGGAAACGCAAGCGGGCTTTTTGAGGGGCGCAGAGGGTATGGGATTGGGTGGTTGGATGGGTACGGAGGCTAGTATTGTAGGCGAAGAAATGGCCAAACTTGACAAGGTGATAATGCAAGCAGAAAAGACTTCAAAATCACTTGAAGAGCAGTTTGCTAAAACTTTTGGGACAGGAACGAGTGCGGCGGAAGAGACGGCGGCAAACTTATACGCATTAAGAGATGCGGAGGTAGATTATAGTGAACTTAATAGCAAGTTTGCGGAAAACTGGAAAAAGAGGGAGGCGGGCAAAAGCCAAGCAACTACCAAATCAGGAAAATCAATATCCGCAATTTTTAAAGAGGTTTCAAAAGACCTTGACGACATAAATAAAAAAGCGGCGGCATTAGGGGCAACAGGCGGCGAAGATCATTTTGATGATTTTGCAAAGGGTATCGAAAGCGGTATTAGTAAATTAGTAGAAGCGGGCGCAAAAGTTGACGGCAAAGAAATAACAGCATTAAAGCAATTGGCGCGTGAAGGATTAGGGGCGCAATTAGTTGCACCCGACTTGCTGCCAACAGCGGCAACGGCGCAATCAGTCGGCACAAGATCGGCGGAAATTCCCGACGTTCGTATTGCCTACGATAAAGACGCACTCAATGAGTTTTTGAGCGACAGCCAAAAGATTGGTCAGGTTTTAGAGCAAATGAAGTCGGGCTTTATTTCAGCAAGTGAGGGGTTTGATGCAATTAACGCCATACTGGCAACGACAAATGAAAACTTTACAGGCACGGGGTTAAAAATGCAGGAAATGTCGTTTGCGTTTCAAGCGTTAGGAGAACAATTTCAAATGCTTGGGCAATCGTTTCAAGCGGGAGGCGATGCTCAAAAGGCGATATTTGATGCAGTGGGGGCAAGTATTGCAGACCTTACAAACGAAGGGAGCGTAAACATGAAAGACTTTGCCAAAGCCGCTCTTTTGAGTTCTATAAAAGTGGCAAAGGCATACGCGGTACAGGGTATTTTTGCGGCGGTTTCTAAGGCATTGCAAAGCGTACCTTTCCCGATAAATTTAGTAGCGGCGGCGGGCGCAGCGGGTGTTGCAAGCGCGTTGTTAAATGGCTTAGCAAATAAGATTTCAGCACCAAAACTTGCAAAGGGTGGTTTGGCATACGGCGAAACTTTGGCAATGGTTGGTGATAATCCAAACGCTAGTGTTGACCCCGAAGTAATCGCACCACTATCAAAACTTAAAGACATAATTGGCGGCGGCGCAAGCGAAATAATGGTTGGCGGTACATTTAGGATTAGGGGCGAAGATTTGATATACACAATTGAAAAAGCAAATACAGCACAAGCAAGGCGTTACGGCAAAAAATAATGGCTAAACGATTCTCAAGTACGTTCTATTCAGCAAAAAGCGTTTTATACGTTGTTGAAATTTGGGACTCTGCTTACAGCGGAACGGTAACGCCATTTACTATTTCAGGAAATAACTTTCAGTTACAGCAATCTGGGTCAGGCGACAAAATATTAAACCATATGTCTCCCACAAGTTGCCAATTTGATTTCTTTATACAAAACACGACGCACGAAGGCTTGATTACTGATTTGATAGACGCAACAGAAGGGCGTTTTACGGTTGCAATATTCCAGTCAACAACCACAAATTTGTATTGGGCAGGGCAAATTGTAGCAGACATTGGGAGTATAGAGGAGGCGTATTATCCGTATGCGTTCACTATTAGAGCGACGGACGGACTCGGTTTGTTGAAAACGGTAGATTACAAAGACACGGGCGGCGCGTACACAGGCAAAGACAGGAGTATTGATATTATAAAAAGGTGCATAAAAAAACTACCTTATGTAGCGGTTCACTATACAAGTTCAAGCCCGTTTATATCTACCATATTGGATATTTGGGCGGCAGGTATGACAAACATAGGAACCGGAACGTGTGCATTATACCAGTCTTACATTGATAATTCAGTTTGGCAGACATATGAAAAAGGCGTAGAAAAGTACACTAATTGCTACGATGTTATTGAGCATATACTAAAGCCGTTTATTGCACGTATAACCCAAAGAAACGGCCAGTTTTTAATTGAAAATATATTTTATCGTACTGAATCAATAGTAATACAACGCAAGTATTCACGAGATGGCGGGCTTTTAGATACGGGTAACTTTTTTGGCACAAACACCATAAACCAAACAGCAAACGGCGCGTTGTTGGCAGGGGCGCAATATGAATTTTTTCCAGGACTATTAGAGGCGCACCACACATACAAGTCAAACACGCGGCGCAACTTTTTAGAAAGCGCGGCGGCGTTAAATGACACAAGCACCCTGTTAGACATAAAAAAGCCGATCAATGCAAACGGAGGCAGTTCTACTTTAAGGCTAACGGGTAATGTTGTACTTTCTTTGCAGTCTTTAGACCCTGATATAACTTTCGGTTCACCATTTGAGCCGTTTTGTATAATCTTTAGAATAAATCTGTTTTTGGACACGGTTGGCTTATCGCGACCTTATACCGTGTTGCCAACCTTTCAAGTAAATTACGGAGCGACCGAGTGGGCGGCTTCGCCTGGGTTTTATATTGCGCTCCGTATTGATAATGCGGCGTTTTTAGTAAACACAACAAGCGACGTTTTTACCTTTACGCAAGGCGTTGACGTGATGACCCCGGTAATGCCCGAATCATGCGAAGATTTTAGTATTTCTTTCAATGTTGAATCAATTCAAAAATACAGCGGCGGAACTTACAACTTAGCAGATTTTGAAATAGGCTTTCAGTTAAACAACCAATGGCTCGAGGTGTACAGTTATGGCAATCCTGCAATAACAGAAGATGAGGTTGAGTATGAGACAATAAATACTACCAATACCACCAATACGGCAAAATTAGAGCAAGATAGCATAATTGGTACGTCGTCAGACCCTAACAGTTTGGGGGCATTATGGATAAAGCCCGCATCTACATTTACACTTGCAAACGTTTGGCAAACAGGCATAGCAACGCCAAACACACTGCTTGAGCAACTTGTTACAAAAATAGCAATGTCGGGACAATACGCACCGACTAAAAGGTTAAACGGGGTTTTATATGGAACAATAGACAAGTTAAATAGGGTTTTATGGGAGGGCGAGTATTACCTGTTTTTGGGCGGCACGTGGAATGCAGACATGGACGAACTAACAGGCGATTGGGTTTTATTGCGCTATGATGTGAACTTTACGCCTTCGCCACCGATCAAAAAGATAAAGAAGGGCCCAGATCCGCCAACACACCCGCCATCAAACGGATTAGGGGGCGCAAGTTATGAAATGGTAGCAAAACCTCCCGCAACTTTGCTCTATCCGGTTGCGGCAACTACGAGCGCGGTCGCTCTTTTGTCGGGCGCAATTACAACGCTACCAATCAGCGGAACGGCAACGGACGGAGATTTTTACATAGGTGACACGGTTACAATTGTAAACCCATTAACGGGCGAATTTACAAACTTAACAGTAACAGCCAACAGCGTCGCGGGTGACACATCGGTAGCGGTTAGCGGTACTTTGAGTGGTCAATATCCAGCAAATGCCCCGATCATTAAAAAGCCAAAAATAGGCGGGTCGGATTTGCCGCCGTTAGGTAGCGCGTTACAGGTTTTGCAGGTAAATGCGGCGGGAACAGGCTTGCAGTATTACAGCCAAAGCCAACAGGTCACAACGGGCGTAAATTACACCTTTGCCTTACCTGCCAAAAGGTGGGCGGTTGCGGTATCAATCGAAAGCGCGGCGCAAACTATCACAATAGGCAAAACGAGCGGCGCGGGCGATTATAGCACATTGGACGTAGTAAGCGGCGAACCTAACACGGTCACGCTTTTTGTTTATGGCGGCGCAAGCGGAACGAATATATTTTTTGCTGGAATTTCAGTAAGCACAATTATCACGATTTTAACAGTATGAGAAAGATATTTATATTATTTTTGTTTTTGCCATTTTTGGGCATGGCGCAACCAGCGGAAGTAGCGGCAATAAGGATACGCGCAACCGAAAAACTGCAACTAAGCGACAAAACATTAACGGCAATAGTTGAGGCTATTACCGTTTTAAGTACACACGCCCAAAGCCCAACAGCAAAAGCGGTTTACGATTTGACAGCGGCAATGATAACGAGCGTATCCACAAACGCCACGTTATCTGGTAACGGAACAAGCGGCGACCCTTTGAAAATTGCACAACAAAGCGCAACAAGTGGACAGGTTTTAAAGTGGAACGGTACGACTTGGCTGCCGGCAACAGACAACAATACAGGCACGGTAACAAGCGTGTCAGTGACCCCCGCGCAAGGTGTTACCGCAAGCGTGACAAACGCCACAACAACGCCCAACATCAGCATAGGATTAGGCGCAATTACACCCACATCAGTAGCGGCATCCGGCAACGTTACAGGGGCAAATTTAAGCGGAACAAACACAGGCAATCAAATCCTCTCATACGCCGCGCCAAACATTTCTTTATCGGGCGGTGGCGGTTCGGTTGCTATACCGCAAGGGGACATAACAGGGACGGGAGCAAATACAAGATTAGCGTATTTCACAGGGGCAAAAACAATAACAGGCAGCGGAAACGCATTGTACGACGGCAACGGGTTAAATATTTTTGGACACAGGTTTATAAATTCTGGACTTATAATGCCCTATGCAGATACAAACGATTTATCAATAGTTGCAAGAAATAATTTTCACATGTACACGCTTGTTGCGCCGGGTCAGCCTGTTTTTACGGTAACAGCGGCTGGCAAATTTGGCGTAAACAAATACAATCCAGTAGATTATTTTCATATTTTATCAAACGACATAAACACTTATATAACTGGCGAGACTACACAATTTGGGTCAAACGCTTCGCCCGCAACAGTCGGCTTTAAATTTATTGGAGGTGGCGCGTATCAATTGGGAGAAATAACAATGCAAGCGCGACTTGCAAATGTTTTAGAGGGTTTAATGCAGTTTAAGTCACGAACGGCGGCTGGTTCTTTAGTTACAGCAATGGCAATAACTGGCGACAATGTAGGCATAGGCACTGTTAGTCCGGCTGCAAAATTACATGTTGTTGGCGCGGCTCGAATAACAGGCAGTAGCGGTACTGGAACATCTATAATGCTACGAAATGCAAGCGGCGATATTTCAAACGCAACACTAGGCGCGGGTTTATCTTTGTCGGGCGGCACACTAAGCAGCACGGCAACAGGTACAGTAACAGGTACAGGCATAGCAAACAAAGTCGCATATTGGAGCGGAACAAACGCAATTACAGCGACTAACAATTTTGCATTTGACGGATCTAATTTATCAGTTGGCACGGCAACGCCGGGCGCGGGGCGGTTTAATGTAACAGGCAATAGCACAAGTGTAGGGCTGCAGGTTGACGCAGGCGCACTACCCGATTTTGGCTCAACGATGCAAATGAGAGCATCTAACGCCGCGCAAACAATATACGGAATTGACGCGGAAGGCAACACAGGTGGAACAACAAACTACCTAAACAAGTTTTTCAATACTGGAACAGGCAGCAGCATCTTACAATTGGGTGCAACATCGGACGGCACGGGCGACCCGGTTGTGCAGTACAATATCACAGGCGGCGGCAATGTTTGGGTAGGCGGCATAGACAATTCAGACGCGGACAAATTTAAGATACAGCCTACCACATCAATAGGCAGCACAACGACAGGCGTAACGGTAACAACCGCCGGACTAGTTGGGATAAACCAAGATGCTCCGTTAGTTTCTTTGCAAGTAGCAGGAACGGATGGAATCGCAGTACCCACAGGCACGTCAGCGCAAAGGCCAGTTTCTGCACTTCAAATAATTAGATACAATTCGCAGTTGCAAGGATTAGAGGTTAAAAATAGCGGCAATTGGCATCTTTTAAATAGTCAAAATTTAGTAAATAGTACAGGCTCTTTAACACCGGGATTAGCACTGGGAACAACGCCAACCGTGACAATAAACGGAGGCCACGAGTCAGCATACACAATAAGTTTAACGGTCGGAACTGCACCCGTGGCAAATGAAATAATTTATACGCGCACGTTTCCTTCAACATGGAGCAGCGCACCACGCCCCGTATTTTCAGCAGCAAACGCACTCGCAGCGTCCGAAATAACAAAATTCTATGTTGACAGTAGTACGTCAGGCTCTTATGTAATTAGGGCAAACGGCACACTAACGGCGGGTGGATTATACAGATTAAACGTTTTAGTACATAATTAATCGAAATGATAAATAATACAGCAGGCAAGGCCGACATAGGCTACACGCAAGGGGACGACATAGCGCACACATTCACCTTTTTAGATGAAGCAGGCGCGGCTATTTCGGTAAGCGGTTGGGCGTGGACTATGGTAATAACAAAATGCAACGGTGACGCGGTCGCAACCTATACAAACGCAAGCGGTATAACTTTCGATAGTGCTAACGTTTTGCGCGTTACGCTTGCAAATTCAATCGCAATATCTGATAATTTGATAGATGCAAATTATACACTCGCAGCGGTTGCAAGCGGCAAAAAACGAACATATCTATTTGGTCAGTTCAAAAAGCAAAAAATATAATGAGTTGCACGACGACGGTAATAGTAACAGATTGTGGCGTAACGGTACAGCCGCAAAATACGGAGGCAATCGTAAAGGTACAAAATTGCACTACACAGGTAATTATACCCTTTTGCGCTCCGTCCGTACCAGCCGCAAACCCGCCGGGGTGGTACACCCTTTTGAGTTACTATGATACCGACGAGGAAGCAATTGGAGCAGGACTAGCAGTAGGGCAAATTTATAAAGTAAAGACAACGGGCGGCGCGCTAGGATTAAAGCGCGGCATGATTGTAGAAATAGAAGCAATATAAACACATAAAAAATATGAGATTACTTTTTTTATCAATTTTTTTGATCGTAAATTTATTAGGCGCAAAGGATTGCAAAGCGCAA